TGTGCATTGATCATACCATGCCATCCATTTAGTTTGTTCTTGGATACACAAATATGACGAACGGTATTTTCTATCTCACTAGATCCTGTCTTACCTATACCGATGATAACATCTGCTTCACCAGCCTTACCTGTGCGTGAGTTGTCAAGCATAGAGTAATCAATCCACTGTCTATCGTGTGCCTCATAGTTTGCCTGACTAACAGCCCACATTAAGAGTTTGTTTCTTTTAGCTATTTCTCGTGCATACACGTAGGTTTCCTTCAAGCGTTCGTCACCACGATTAAATTCACCAGCAATACGAAACTTGTCAAGCTGGTCACAAAACATAATGTCAGGTCTGTTGAGCTTGGCATACTCATCTACTTCCTCAACAGATGTGCCAACAGAATCCATGATTGTAAGCAGTGGCGCAATCTCGTCAACGTACTTGACTGTTAGACTTGCCCTATCCCGCACCATCTCTGGTCTTGTCAGCGCAAAGTACGACTGTATTATGCGTAACTTTATCTTTGGTGCAGGTTCCTCGTTTGCCCAATACACAACCTTGAACCCCTGCTTGATATACGATGCTGCAAGAAAACAACAGAATGTAGTCTTGCCAACTTCTGGTCTGGCAAACAGTATACCCAAGTTACCTCTGTCCAGACCTGACACGTTTTCCGAAATCAGGTCATAAGCGAAAGGGAAGTCGGGTTCACCAGCCTCATTGTCCAGTAGGGATTCAAGATCATCCTCTACCTTTGTGTAGGTAGTTTTGTCACTGATGCGTCCGTCCTCAACAGTATCGATGAGACGACGCAACTCTCCAAACTCGTCACTGTCACCCGTGAAGATGTCAATGGCCTTCTCACCTATCTGCCGCGCACGATCACGCAACCAGAAATTGTGTACAAGATCCAAGTGTAGTTCAAAGTTGTCAGCGTTACCAACATCTAAGGACTGGATAGTCTCCTGCACCTTTCTTCGGGTAGCTTCTGGCATGGCAGGGTTGCGATCATTGAACAAGCTAATCAGTTCGTTTACCGTCAAATCTTTGGCATACTTTGTATGTGAGTATGTAAGCGTGTCAAATATGTCACGCATCTCTTTTTCAAACATGGTTCTGTCAATTATATTCTTTACACGACCAAAGAAGTCGGCGTTGAGACAGAAACCTAGTATCTGTTTATCGATTGATATGGGACTGTATGAAGTCATCTCGTTCCTCGTTCGTCAGGTTTTTCAAATCACGGTCAAGTACCATCAATTTTGTAGGTACTTTTCTACACAGTATCTTTACCATGTCAAGTGCTTTGTCAGTAGCATCTTTGTCAAGAGCCACAAAAATCTTCTGATAATTAGATAGATGATGTATGTGCTCATCTAATAAATTGGTTCCTAATAATGCAAATCCTACGCTGGACGCAGAAACAGCACAAGCAGAAGCACAATCTTCCAGTACGATACATTTATCTCCGCTACCAACAATGAAAGGCTGTCTACTATTTCCATATCGATACCACTTAGCTCCTTTTCCATCTAGTGATCTACCTACCGCATCGACTACCTTGCCCTCATGTTTGACTAGGTAAACAACGCGATTCGATTTGAAATCGTACCGTATATCTGCACGACCCGACAAGTACGCATCGTATGCATGTACAGATCTTACATAAAGTTCAGCGTCTAAGTTACGGGAAAGACTAACAAATGTGTTTGGCAACTCGTAAGTGTTACTAGTACGGGGAACAGGCACATCTGCCTGTGACCGTTTGAATGCCAAGTTTGCATGGTCACGGGACAATGTCAGTCCTGTTTTACCAGACACATTACAATCTGCGTGAAAGCAGAACCACAGTCTTTGCATACCTTCATCCGTCACGCTGAATGTATTTGGCCTACCACACACGGGACAATCAGATCGATAACGTCCCATTGGCTGGATGTCCAGCGATTCAACATAACCTTTTAGCCAGTTCGGTGATTTCATGTCGAGGGTTGTAATCTGTATGACAAACCTTGTCAACATCATTTTTTCGATTGACAGCCATTGACAACCTGTGTTACCTAATATGTAACCTACCCTATGGGGATAACCTATTATGAAAATTGTTAATAAAATTAACCCTGTAGCTAAACTATTAGGGGGTAAACAGTTTAGCAAACAAGTTGTCCCCAGTAAAAAGAAAAGCAAATTAAATAAACTATCCGAAAAGGAAGCACGGGATGCCAAGACCAAACAAGATTCTTGAACCCACCAAGACCTATAACCTGTTGCTAAAAGAAGCACAATACGACAAGTTGGCTTATGCCGCACATCAAATGCAAAAGACTGCACTTGAACAAGTTGCTGTAGCTGATTTGATAAGAGAGGCTATAGATATCTACATTGAAGCGTGGGAGAATGATGATGTCATTGAAGACGAAGAAGCTTGAAATAGAAATACTAGAACGTGGTGATGGTATGTGGATGCTTTGTGTCCCTGCTTCATCTGTTCGTGTTGGTGAGACAGATCGTGAACTTGTAAAGAAGAAAGATTGTGTAGACTATTTGCGGCACGTTACTTTGTTTGTTGCAAAAAGTCGATGGGATTGCAAGAAGTGGCTTGACACCAATAAACAGGTGGTGCTAAAACTAGGGATACCTTACGAGGTGTCGTAGGGTTGTTTCGTTCGTTGGTTGGGGAGCGGGGTTGGATTCATTCCAGCCCCGTTTCTTTTTTTGTTGACAAGGTATTTGGTTATCGATATTGGTTAT